CCATAACAACGATAGTATCGTTAACATCGATAACATTTTGTACAGTTGTACCGTTTTGGTTTGCAATAGTAATTCTATGACCAGTTTGTGCACCACCTGTAGCTTGAACAGTACAATTATCATAAGAGATATGTAATCTGTTTTGCTCAGACCATACAACTTGGTCAGACATCATTGGCATTTCAGCGCCAACCATTCTTAAGAAGCCTCCAATCGTTCTGTTTCCATAACGTTCTACCTCGGCTTCATAAATTTCAGGTAGATATTGTTGCGCGAAGTCAATTGCATTACCCCCACCAGCATTAAAATTCAAATAATTTGAATTTAAAGTTTCTAGTGTAGGAGTAGGAATTAGACCACCGAACTGAGGACTTAATACACCCATTTTAAATAGTTTTAATTGTTAAATTTACTTTTTTTAATTCTCAATTTTGAACTATCTACACCGTCTATAGCACGAACTTTTAAACCTCCAATATAAATATCACCTTGAGTTTGACGAGCTTCATTAGAAATATTCTTTGAGCCGTCTACTACGGTTTTAATTCCATCAGATTTTCCTTGTTCGTAAAAATGATTTACTATTTTATCTATATTCTGTGCAGCATATATAGCCTTATGATAACCTTTCGTATCTTTAACATTACCTTCATTGTCTAAGAACTTCCCGACGAAGTTGTTTAAATTTGATTGATTTTCTGCAACATCTTTCGCGTTTTTAACACCATATCTAAATCTCTTATCACCAACTTCGAAATCAAAACCTTTGAATTCATTAGTGAAATAATCATTAGTGTTGTTAACAAACCTCTCATGTTGTTGCGTTGCTATTTCTTGTTCTTCGTTATAACGGTTAAAAAAGTCCATAGCCTTTTGTTGCTCTTGAGTTACTCCAGGTCTTAGTTTTATTTCATCATAATACCTTTTCTTCAAGTCTTCCAAATGGTTACGAGCTTCTGCAACCGCCTCTTTTTTAGCGAGTTTCTTTTTTTTGATGTCTCGCTCTTCATCAACATCCGTATCAAACTTAAACTGATCTTCCATTACAAATGAAATTTCTTCTCCAGTTAAATGCGGTTTTGTATTTTTATAGTATTCTCTTAGTAGCGCGTCGTCGTCTACATTAGAATAATCGTGATTTAGCCTTACATAATCTTGAACATTACCTCCTGTCTCTTCCATAAATGAAACAAGCTTTTCGATGTTTTCAGGTAATTGTTTACCCAATACTCTTTCATCTCTTTTAGCAGCTGCAATTTCTTGTTCTACTTTTTTTACTTGTTTTTGCTCTTCTTTATTAAGTTCGACAATAGGCGATTCGGGCTCTTGTACTTCATTTGTATCGCTGACCCGTACTTCTCCGTCCACTTTTTTGCTAGCTTCGGGTTTGTCGCCCACAGGTATCTCCTTTGTTTCTCCGATTTGAATGGCATCGTCTTGTTTTTTAATTTGTACTTTTACTGGCTCCTCTACTTTTACATTAGGATCTTTACTTAAATCAACCTTTACAGGTTCGTTTTTAGTTGCAGTAAATTTTTTAGGCTTTGATTTAATTTTCATATCACCTCCTTCTGATTTGACTTCTGTAGTCACCTCAGGCTTTGTTGTTTGTTTTTCTGACATAATAAAATATTATAAAATTAATAATTGGTAATTACATACCTTGTTTTTTCTCAAAATCTATAGGCAATAAATCATTATTTCTTTGATCTATCATTTCACTTTGCTGTGTACCTTCCATTCGAGTTCTGTTATCTTTACGATCTTCTATGAAAGATTCTTTTTCTTTCATTGCATCAACTTCAAGCTTCTTTAATTCCATATCAAACATATGTTGTTGTTGCATTTTTTGTTGATCAAGTTGAGCTTGTAGTTGCATTTTTTTAATAGCTAAATTACTTTTAGCTTCTTCATATTGTACATTAGAAGCAGTTAAAGCTTGTTGTTTTTGCATTTCTGATTGAGCAATAGCTTGAGCTGATTGAGCTTTAGCTTGTTCTTGTGCCGCAGCCATTTGTTGTTGCTGCTGATCCATTCGCTTTTGTTTTTCTTTACGCTTCTGCTTTAATACATCATTAGCAAGTTTTAAGTTTTTAATTCTTCTAATATCTATAGCGTCTTCTAAATCAATACCGCCTTGCTGTATTGCCATTTGTATGTTCTGCTCTAATCTTTGTTTATCTTCTTCTTCTGGTTCTAATTCTAAATATATACCAAAATCATGTAAAGGCAAGTTTTGTATTTCCGCTAAAGTAGCTGTATTGTAAATAGATATAGAGCTTTTTAAAGCATTTAAAGTTAGAGGACTGTTTAATGAATCAGCTATTTTTAAAGAAATATTTTCACAAGTTCTTAAAGTTAACCATAAACTAGCCTGCATAATATGTCTTGTAGCAGTGTTAGAAGCATTGACTGCCATTTTTTGTAAGCCTACTAATGTGTCTTTTTCTGGCATACTACCATCTCTAGCTTCATTTAAACCAGTACAATCTCTAATTAATTGTAAATAGTATTGATAAGTTTGTATTAAACTAGCTATTTTTCCTTGACCACTAGATGTTTGTAATTCTTGTATTGGTACTTTACCTGGATTCATATCACCTTCTTGCGTCATTGATCTACCAACAATACTACCAGTTTGGAAATACATGTTTAATGCTTCTGCTGGGTTATAATTTGTACCATTACCTAAATCAACTTCTGCTAAACCGTCCATGTCTAGGAATACTCCATCTGGAACTGTACGAGCAATTACTTGTTGTAACTTTAAATGAGTTATTTGAATCATATCTGCAAAGCCAGTAATTTTACTAACTATAGATTCAATTTTACCTTTATACATACGAGGAGCGCATATAGTATAACTCATTTCAACTCTAGTAGTATCGGCAAAAGGTCTAGTCATATTTTCTGATAACTCCCACTTTATCAACTCATTGTTACCTATAACTTTTACACCTTCATATAAAACTTCTATTTTTCTAGCAACTCTTTCAAAATTATCATTAGCAGGAGGGTTAAACATATCTGTTTTTTCTAATGCTTTTTCTAAACCAGTGTCAGTTTGTTTTATTTTAAAAACTTGTTCGTTATACGTCTTATATTCAAAAAATAAAATAGATACAGTGTTAGGGTCATATGAATTATAACCATACATACTAGATCTGTCTCTACCATAACCTTTAGTTTGCTCTATTTTTTTTAACTGCTCTTGAGTTAGATAAGGAAATTGTTTAGCTATTTCAGGTATTGTTAATTGTTTTACTTCGCCTACATAATATATATCTTCAAAATGAGGATCTTCTGTGTAAGAATATATTAAATTAGCTGGGTCTACATATTTTAAATTAACTCCGTTAGCAGCATTCCAAGATGTCTTACATGCTCCAATACCTAAAGTAACAAGATCGTGATTAAACCTTTTCTTTATATTATCAAATCTATTTCTTTCAAGAGTATTATTTATAACTTCTTCTTCTGCTATTTCTACACTTTGCTTATAGCTCAACTGCATATGAATATCTAACTCTTGTTCACTTTCAGGTAATTTGCTTTGATCTGTATTAAATTTATTAACACCAAGACTTCCTTCAAGATTTTGTAAAAAAGGCTTTGCCATCATATCAGTTAATATAGCGTCGGCATATGCTGTTCGCTTTTTTAATGATACTGGATCTTGTGCAAAAGCTTTTATTTCATAAAGTTTATTATTCATACCGTTAGAA